TCCCATGTTATGCTCGTTTAAAAATGGCTTTACCTTCTCGTCATAAATCGGGAAGAGAAATTCAAAGTCGCCGCGCGTCTCTATATTTCGCTGCGCTTCTTCGAGCGTATTATATCCAGACCAATTCCAGCTCATTATAAGTCCTTTAAAAAATGGCAGAGCAAGTAGGATTTGAACCCACACCTTTCGGGTTGGAGCCGAAAATTCTACCGTTAAACTATTGCCCTACAAAATGGCGGGGCGTCCGATTGACTCAGTCACCCCGCCTTAAAGCTGCTATCGCTTACGCGGTAGCGTTACATATCCAACGCTTGGTCGGTATGCTTACGCGGTAATCAGCCGCACGAAGCCCTCGTTCAAGCCGCAGGCAAACGCAATCCTCCAGTAGATTCTGAACTGCGTCTGAGCGTATTTGAACAGACCGTACGGGTCAACGTCGAGCGAGCTTGCCTGACGCCGCACCCCGATAAGGTAGCGCTGCAGGTTACCGAACAGCACAATCGGCTGCTTAGTGCCGTCCGTATAGGGCATCTTCTCTACAATCTCGTACGGGTATTCCCAAATGGTGTTGGGAACTGAAGCGCCGATAGGACCAAAGATGAACTGGTTATCGGAGGTCTTCATCGTGCGGATGTAGTGAAAGATGTTCCGGTGCATATAAAACTTGCTGCCAGCCAGCTTGTTGGCGGACAGCTTGGCAATCATGCTGGACAGGTTCGTGCCGGTAATGGTCGAGATAGAGCCGCTGGTCAGAACGCTGTAGCCGCAGATGGCGGTGGTCAAACCGGAGGCCGGCGAGCCGGTCCCGGCGAACACCTGCTTGTCCATCTCCTGCCCGAGCGCTTCTGCGAACAGACCGGTCAGCCAGGATACGACGTCAACGGAGCTGTCATCCAGCAGGTCGTTGGTGGCGACTGTAAAAGCGCCAACGCGCTTCGCGGTCAGCACGACTTCAGTCACCTGCGGGTTGCTCTCGTCGAAGGCTTTAGTGTCGTCATCTTCCCACGCCACGGTCACGCCGGATGCTTCAGCGGGAACGCGCTTCACGTCAGTACCCATCGGCATAATCCGGCAGTCGCGCAGGGCTACGCTGTTCAGTCTTGCGAAGGCAAGAATCTCAGCGGCGTATTCATCGGGCACCAGATAGCCAGCGGTGGCTGCGGTGGAGGTGGTCAGCGTGGTCTTGGTCTGCATATCGCGCAGGTTCTTAATCGCATCCGGGTCATGCTCGCGTGATGCTTTCAGAACGTCGATAAGATACTTGGCAAACCGCTCGGTCTTCCCGGGGTCGGCAATCTTGGTATAGCTTTTCAGGAACGGCATCGGGCGGGAAGCATCCCACGATGCAAGCCGTTTCAGGTCAGCGCCCATAACGTCGAGGTTATAGCCGCGGTACACGGGAACGGTCTCATCTGAGCCGGGAACGGGAATTTCCAGCTTCTCGGGCTGGCGGGTGGTCGCGATTCCCTTCTTCTCTAAAGCGGTCAGAAGCTCATCGTGATGCCCAAATTTTTCTTCCAGCTTTGCCAGCTTCTCTTTATGCTCCTCCTGAGAGGCTTTAATCTCGTCCTGCTTCCCGGCAACGTCGGTCAGCATAGACTTTAATTCAGCAAAAATCTTATCAGTCTCCATCGTTGTTTACTCCTTCAATCTGCGAGCGATAGCTATCAGCTCATTCGCTTCGCTAGGCTTTACAGTATTATGCAGTTTTACAGTTTCATCAAACAGCGCCCTGAAATAGGATACGTCCTCGCTAGACTCCGGTGCATCTGACTCGGCGTTCTTCTCGCCCGTCTGCTCCGCGTCGCTCGGTTCTTCTTTCAGGAGTGTCTGAATACCTAATATCTTTGCTATGGTCTGGATGTCGTCAGCGATGCGGTTTATCGACTCGGTAAGCTCACTGATAAGCTCGTCCATTCGCTTTGGCGCACTCTCCTCCTCGACATCCTTTGCCGCTTCAATCGACGCCTCGCCGGTCGTCTGCTCTGGCGCAGCTTCCTGCGCTTCGCCTTCGACGATACGGACCACGTCTGATTCACCGGTCTCCATGTATGCCTTCATCTTGACAAACTCGCCGTCGTTTATCGCCCCGGCGTTTCTCGCCGAGACAAGCGCGTTGTAGTTTGACGGGACCGTAACGCCGGACAATTCGAGCAGCTCAGCCTTCGTATAGACTCTGCGCGGTTCGTTTTTCTCGGGATTGCCATCCTTCCACTCCATCGGAAGAAAGCCAACCGACACCGCGTTAAGATATCCGTGCTTATACAGCTTATAAATCGTATCAGCGAACGGGTACACATCCCCTGTGGGGAATTCGACATCGAACATCAATCTCCCGTTATCCTTATCCTTCTTGACGTTAATCGCCTTTCCGATGGGAGGGCTGCTATGGTTATGCCCCCACAAGAATACAGGGTTGTCCTTGTATCGCTTGATATCCCATGCTGAAAGGTTTACCACTTCGTTATCGCGGTCCCTGTCAGGCGTCGAGCCGACGAAGCTGATAATGCGCTTCCCTTCGTCTCCAGCCTTCGTGACCACGGATAAACATTTTCTGATTAAATCCATCGCCGTTACTCCTTACAAAACAGGCAGCGTAGTACACCTGCAATTAATCACTTCTTCTGGTGGTCCTATCGGGTCGTGCGGATAGAACAGCCCCGTCACCGGGAACGGGTCGTACAGCCGCGTGATGTTTCCATCTTCTTCGATATGAGACTCACGCACTTCTCCGTCGCGGGCGGAAAGCCACTCGTGCTTCTCCACACCGGCGTTATCCATTAAGAGATACTCGCCATCGTTCACCGCGCCAGCAGTCTCGGTACGCGCAATCGTATTCGCGCGATGTCTCGCCATCAGGTACTCGTGTGACACTCTATCAGCAAGCTGCGGTAACGATTCGCCAACCTTTAATCCTTCGTCAAGCTGGCGAGCTATGCGCTGGCGTACGGTCTTATTAATGCCGGTAATCTTATGGCAGCGGTTAAGAACGTTCTTATCTACAAGCGGGTTGGTAAGACTGAACGACGGCTCGCTTATCATCTCTGCTATCAGGTTGGAACCGGCGACCGTCGCCTCACGGTATATCGGCTCTGCTATCTCTATCAGTCGCTCGTCTTCTCTGTCCCACAAAAACGTCCTATAGTCGCCGACCTGCTTTGCGTTCTTGGTTAGCAATGCAAGCACGATATTTCGCTGCTCGAAGAAATAGCGCTGGAGCTTACTCTTGAACCTTCGTTCTAACGGAGACTGCACACGCAGAAAGGTAATCCAGCCCTTTAAGCGCATCTCATCACGCTGAGTAATTTTAACCGCAAAGCGCTTCTTGTCGTCTTCTTCTTCGTCTTCGTCCTTTGGTGGCTTCTCGTCTTTCGGCGGCTTCGGGTCTTGGTTCTGTTGTGGGGGCGGCGCGAGCGACACCTCACCAGCCATCTCCACCGGAATCATCGTCGCCGGTACGAAGTGCATATCACCCCACGGCACGTTCTTCAGTCCGAGGTCGAGCTTCTCGTTGATATCGTTTATCGGGAAGCCAATCTGCGCCAGCTTAACAGCGTTATCGACACGCGCCGAATAGTCCTCGTGCAGCTCTGGTACATTCGAGATATCGAATTCAATATGATAGTCTGGCGCGTAGCGAGCGAAGAACCGCGCATTAAAACCATCCTGTATCAGCCCGAGATAGGGCATTATGGTATCTTGCCAGAAGATACGTTTCTGCCCCATCAGCGTCGCGTAATTAAGGTCATCCGTGATGCCGACGATAGACTTTGGAATCTGCCATATTGCCAGCACTTCCTCGCGGTTGTATCGTCTCGCCTCCAAGAATTCCATATCCTTCTGCGAGAACGAGACAGGCATATATGCCATGCCCTTCTCTAATATCGCGAGCTTGCCAGCCTTGCCAGCGCCCTGATGCCGCGCTTCCCATTGTTTGCGCAGCGCCGTCACCTGCGGCTCGTTCAATGGCGCGTCGATGGTTAAAATGCCAGACGGTGTCGCGCTATTCGAGAGCATTGACTTGTTATAATTCTGCGCGGCGTAATCGGTATCCATCGCGAGACGCGCAGCCGTTACTGGCGACATCCCGTATATCGCGTCATATGGATTGTAGAGCTTTAGGTGTACTATCTCGTCAGCTTCAAACGTTCTCTTGTCTCGCGTCTGAAGCTCCCACCCGATGACCTGATTATTATTGTCCAGCTTCGCCCGCATCTGAGAGCGCGAGAACACCCAAAGCTGGTCCGGGAATCCACCGCGCTGCTCGTTCCACGGAACGACAAACGCATTACCATCAAGCGCAAGCATCGTCGCTATCGCTTCCTTTAGCTGATAGCCTGAGAGCTGCGGGTTGGGATTGTTAAACAGCGCTGTAATGTCGCCCTTTTCTTCTGCGCTTTCGCCGCGTAAAATCTTAAGTGGTATCTGAGAAATGGCAACCGCTATCTCGCGTACAGCCACATACACCCAGCCATACTCAGAGTAGGGGTTATTTACCTTTCCCTCTGCCGTCTGTATATCAAGCCCGCGCAGGAACGTACGCTCCCACGCAGTCGCTTTCGTCGCGGTATCTTTCGAGAAAAGGGCATTATAGGCATTGGTCAATCGCGTCAGAATGTCCATAATTCGCCCTTATATAACGTAGATTGCTGGCGCTACACGATGCGCAAGGTGTGTATATATCGCGTACCGCATAGCATCCATCAGGTGGTCCTCAAATTTAATAGGCTCATCATGCACGCGATTATCCTTATCCTTCTTCCACCTGTAGCCAGCGCGTTCTTCGTTCAGATTGACGTTAGTTGGTAGTGTGTGAATCTTAAGGCGCTTAATAAAGTCGATGCCGTCCTTAACCGAATTCTTACCCTTGTAAGATTCGAGCGCATAGAATCCTGCGCGGCGCAGCTCCTCTATCCTGTCGGGCTCCGCTGAATCGCAATAGATAATATCGGACGGGGTGATATCCATCTGCTTAAGCCGCGCTATCAGGTCGGCGTTGGTAAGCCCGGACTCATAGAGCCGCTCAACCAGATAGATGTTCTCCTTATCCTTTATCTGTACTTCAACCAGAGCAGTAGGATTATTAAAACCGAAGTCAAGACCAAAGATTCGCTCATCAGCCAATGGATACTGTTCCAGCGTCGTAAACGGCGAATAAATAATCTCACCCGCCTCAGCCCATAAGCCAAGCCCGTATATCTTCCAG